AAATCCACCTCAGCAAGAAATGCTTACTGCACAAACTCCACAAGAGCAAGAAGTGGGATTACGCGAGCAGCATGCTATGGGTAACACAGATGCATCTATGGCATTTCCAAATGTGCCGCCTAATACAGCATTTAATACTAAAGGTATGAAAGTGCCTATAGATATTACAAAATACGATCAGCAAGGACACTTAGTACAATCATTTAAAAATGTACCACCTGGTATTGAGAGTTTACCTACAGGACCAGAGCAAGGCACAATTATTGAGACGCCTTCTTATAAAAAAGGCGGATATAAAAAGAGGTATTGCTAATAAGTGGTATATAATAAAGAGAAAGCTAAAATAAATATATAAGTAAAACCAAAGATTATTTTAATTAAGTTTGTAAAAATCAAAAACTATGGACCAACCAGAAAAAAATGAAAACATCTCTCTAGATGATATATCGTTTGACGATATGCTAGACGGAGGTGTTGAGGCAGCTACTGAAGAGAGCCCGCCCGAACCAAAAGAAGAAGTCGCTACTGATGATGAGTTAGATGCAGATGCAGATAATTTAAAAGTAGAGGACAAAGAAGACATTATAGAAGAGGAAAGCGAGGAGCCAGAAGAACAGGAAGAAGAAGAAGTTGACGAAGAAGTTGACGAAGAGGAGAGCGAAGGAGAACAGACTGTTGTTTCTGAAATTATGTCAAAGCTAGGATATGAGTCAGACGGTGAGTATGATGATACAACTGAAGGACTTATACAACTTACCCAAGATATGGGCCAGCAAATGGCAGAAGATCAAATGGAAGAACTGTTTGAAAAGTTTCCTTTAGTTAAAAACCATTTACAGTATGTTTTAAATGGTGGCGACTCGCAAGATTTTATGCAAGCTTATGATCCTAATTTGGATTATAACCAAGTAGAAATAACTGAGGATGATACTCGTAGTCAAAAAGCAATTTTATCAGATTACTTTGCTACAAAAGGTCACGATCAGAATTTTATAAATGAGCTGCTAGAAGATTATGAAGATACAGGTAAATTGTATCAAAAAGCTGAGAGTGCTAAAAAAGCTTTAGCTGGATTACAAGCACAAGAAAGACAAACGCTTGTGCAACAGCAAAAAGAGCAAAGAGAGCAAACAATAAAGCAGCAAGAAGAGTTTTGGGGTAACGTACAAGAAACTATACAAAACTCAGATGAATTTGCGGGATTATCAATTACGCAAAGAGATAAAGGTAAGTTCTTTGATTATATATCAAGACCAGTAACTAAAGATGGTTACACACAAAGAGATCTAGATCACAATGAAGCAGAGATGGATGTGAGACTAGCTATTGATTATTTAATGTATAAAGGTTTTAACCTTAATGACATTGTAGACAAGAAAGCTAGAACAAAGAGTGCTAGATCCCTGAGAGATAAAATCTCTAGAAATGAAGAGTCTATCAAAAGCGCGCGTAAGGCGGGCAGAAGAAAGAAGTCTTTTGATGTAGATGATTTAGATCTCAGTATTTAATTAGGCAATTAGTGGAAACACGACTGCATATATAACTTTTAAAAATAAGATAGAAAATGGCTTTAAATGGAACAAATATAAGCGTTCAAAAGACGTTTTATAATGACACGCAAATGACTGATATGAACAGTCTAGCGAATGCGTTGTTGTCTAAGCCTGCTGAACTATCTCCAATCATTACTCACTTATCAGGTAAAGATGATAAGAGGTTTCCACTATCCTTCCTAACTGAAGGTGTTGGTAACGTTAAGTCTATTGACCGTCTTGAGTATGAGTATCGCGTAGCGACACAACGATTGAGAACACGTCCAGTAGCATCAGCACCGTCATCAACAGTTAGTTTAGGTGTAGGAGGAGCTTCTTTTGAAGTGTCTTTCCCTGACAAATTTTTTGTATTCCCTTATGTATTGATTTCTCAATCAGGTGTACAGGCTCGTATTATGAAAGAACCTGAAAACCGTGGAGGTGAGTATGTTTACACATTACAATTAGTTAACCCATCAACTACTGCAACTATGCCAGCGGCAGACGTAGCATCGGGTGCTTTATTTGCGCAAATGTACGCTCCTGTAGGAGTTGACTTCTCGCGTGGGAATGCATCTAATTGGGAGACTCCAGGTTTAGTTCGTAACAAATTAACTACAGTTCGTAAGTCTTACCACATGTCTGGTAATGCTAAAGATTTTGTAGCAGAATTCTCGTTACCAACTAAAGGTGGATCTACTACTAAATTATGGATGGATTATGAGGAATACTTACACATGCTTGACTTTAAAGAAGAGTGTGAGATGTATTACTGGTATGGTCAAAAGTCTTACGACTCAAATGGTCATACTCACATGAAAGATGAAAACGGTCAGCCTGTTATTATAGGACCTGGTTTACTAGAACAAGTTGTAAACAAGGATACTTACTCTACAATGACAGAGACTAAATTAAAGAATATTATTGGTGACTTGTTCTACGGAATGACTGATGCTTCTGCTAAGCAAGTTACTTTATACACTGGTACCGGTGGTGCTCGTGAATTTGATGAAGCTCTTAAAGCGCACTTTAGTGGAGGAAATGCCTTCAAAGTGTCAAGTGGAGATAGCCGATTCATTACAGGATCGGGTCGTAACTTAGGTTTGACTGGGTACTTTAAATCGTATGAGCATGTAGATGGTCACACTGTAAACGTGGTAAAATTACCATTGTTTGATCACGGTGCGGTTGCTCAAGCTCGTGCAAAACACCCTACTACAGGATACTCACTTGAATCTTACCGTATGGTATTTGTTGATCAGTCTAACTATGACGGTCAAAATAACCTACAAATGATCTCTAAGAAAGGTCGTGAAATGATGAGATGGTGTGTAGCTGGTTCTGTAGTTCCTCGTGGATTCTCTGGATCTGATGCTAGAGCTTCTGACGTGGATGGTGCATCTGTACATATGTTGAAAACAGCAGGTATCGCGCTTAAGCGATTTGATACTTCGCTTGACATCACTTGTACAGCTTCGTAAGGCAATGCATTGCGGTTCACATATATTGGTTTTTGGTTAGGTTGTGGGGGAGCAATCCCCCACTTCTTTACTAAATAATTATAGGAGAGTTATACTTTACATCCATTAATTAAAACTTTAAAAGTACTAGATTATGAGTAAAAAGATTTTTATTAGACGTAAGGAGTTGAATAACCACTTACCGAAAGCAGTAAGAGCTGAGGCTGTTTATAAACTCAGCAGTGTTTATGTAAATAGACAACCCTTAAAAGGCTGTACGCCAAAAGAGGAAAAAGAATTAATGCAGGAGATATTAGATGTTAGTCCAGAACATGTTGACTGGCCAAAACATTCTAAAAGATTTTGGGCCGATATGACAATACCTATAGGATTTACAGGGGTTGAATTAGAGGTTGGACTGCATGAAGATGGTTCGCCACTTAGTATTATGGATTACCTTAAATACAAATTTGCGATTAAACATCCACATGTAGCTTTAACAAAACAAGAAATGGATGGAGATTTTAATAAAAGATTCTATATCCAAGATTTGAGTAGAGAAGACAAAGTCAAAAATACTCAGATACAGTTTAGAAAAGATGCAGATAAGGAGTTTATAAAGCTATCTAGCAGTCCAAAAAATATGAGACGAGTATTACGATTAGTCTCTCAAACGAATCCAGATAGAATGACTGATGATCAGGTAGAAAATGCTCTATATGAAATCAAGAATTCTAAAACTAAACAGTTCTTAAAAATTGCAAAAGATAAGAACTTAGAGTTAAAAGCTGAAATTGAAGAAATGGTAACAGCTAGCGTTCTTCGTAAGATTGGAAACCAAATTATCTTTATTGATGAGGTAATTGGTGATACATTAGATAACGCTGTTGTATTCCTAAAAGATAAAAAGAATTCAGGAACGTTGACAATTCTTAGAGCAAAACTTAAAGAGTTGGCGATATAATGGAATAATATAAATAATGGATATTCAAAATATGCATATAGCTATTAGGCAAGGAGTGGATAAGATTAATTCACTCCAGGCCGATAGCCTTTTATCTGAAGAGATAGACATAGAGTTAAACAAAAATATGCGTAGGTTCATCAACCTTAAGTATGGTAAAAACAATATCCATAGAAAAGGTTTTGAAGAATCTCAAAAGCGTATTGATGATTTAAGTACGCTTATTGATGAATATCGAGGCTTTACAAAATTTGGTGACAGAGAAATGTTATCTCATTACAAAACTGTAAGCAAGGGCCAGTATTTATATAGAGAAATATTTGAACTTCCTTATAATTATATGCATCACATAGAAAGCTCTTGTAATGCATTAAGAAATTCTAAATCTGAACGTGTTACTTACCGGTTAGAGTTTTATAATGATGTTGATTATCAAACAAACGAGGAGTTTGAAGAAAATTCTAAATACATAGTTATACCTTGGTCTAAGTTAACTAGCTCTAATGGTGAGTATGTATCAGGAGCTATAAAACTTGTAGCAGGATTAGAACTATCTGAAGGTGCTGATTTAGCAACTATTGAAGGTATAGGTTCTAATGGCGATTGGGGAACT